GTCGCGGCTCGCTCGGTTCGATTGTTCCGCCGGCAAGCCGCGGCGCCAGCACGCCGAGGATCGCCTCGAGTTTTCCGCGCGCGATCATCAGCGGCGTCCCGAACAGGCGGGAGGCGATGTGGGGTAGGTCGAGCATTCGGTGGCGGCTCTGGCGAAGCCAAGGGGCCTTGACGGCCCGCCTGCGAGCCCTATATTCTAGCCAGAAATTCTAGCCAGTTGAGGTGAGCCATGGCAAACGCCACGTGGTCGGTTCAGGACGCCAAGAACCGATTCAGCGAAGTCGTCGAGGCGGCACGGCGTAAGCCGCAGACTGTGACCAAGCATGGCAAGCCGGCTGTGGTGGTTATAGCCGCGGATGAATACGAGCGTTTGCGGAAGTTGCAGCACCTGAAGGCACCGAGCTTCGCCGAGCTTCTTCTAGCGATGCCGAGCGGGGGCGAGGACTTTGAACGGCTCGAGGGGCGCATGCGCGACCCGGGCTTCTGATGTTTCTGCTCGACACCGTCGTCCTTTCCGAATTGCGCAAGCCTCGACGGCAGCGCAATCACAATGTGGTTCATTGGCTCGAAAAGGTCTCATCCCAAGACCTGTTCGTCAGCGTGGTGACGATCGGCGAAATCGAGCGTGGAATTGAACGGCAGCGCCAACTCGATCGGTCATTTGCAGAACGCCTGGCGGTGTGGGTCGATACTGTTTTGCGGACCTATGAGGGTCGAATTCTTCCGGTCGATGTTGCGGTCGCCCGTCGTTGGGGCCGTCTATCGCAACAGATCGGGAATAAAGGTCTCGATTTGGCCGTGGCCGCCACCGCACTCGAACACGGCCTCACCGTGGTGACCCGCAACGTATCGGATTTCGAGCCGACGGGCGTCTCCGTGCTCGATCCGTTTAGTTCGCCACCGCGTCGGAAGCCGTAGATCGACTTCCCGACTCCGACACGACGTTTGCGGCCGGCGCCGGCCCGAAGTTCAAGCCCAGCGATTTCTCGCGCGCCCGGTCGGCGGCGATCTCGGCATCCACTTGCTCGGCATCATAGCCGCGCTCGGCGAGCGCCTGGGTGCGGCTCTTCAAGCCCGCCGCGATCTGCTCGATCTCCGCGCGCGCGTCCTTGAGCGGATCGATCCAGTCCCATTTCGGCGGCAGCCAAGTGCACGCCAGGTATTCGCGCCGGCGCGCCTCGTAGTCCGGAAGATCGATGGCGCCGGCAAGCGCCGCCGTATCCATGAAACGCACCCAGACTTGGCGGCAGAGCTGCCAGACGATAATCGCGTGCTGATAGGCCTCGACACGCCGGCGGAATTCAAGGAGCGCAAGGCGCGAGTTCGAATAGTTCGCTTTCAGCATGTCGTTCGAAAGATAGGCGTAGGGCACGCCCAGCGCGGCCGAGACCTGGAGCAGCGTGCGGTACTGGAAGGGCTCGTAGGTCTGACCCGACTCCGCGGGCGAGGACGTCTGCACTTCCTCGCCGGGCTCCAGCATCACGATCTGTCCGGGCTGCAAATCGAGCGTGCGCTCGTCGTTCTCGGTGCGCGTCTCGGCGGCATCGAGCGGCTCGGCGGGGGCCGGGGTCGTGATGAACAACGCATGCATCGCCGCGACCTTCTTACGGTCGAGCTCCGCGTCGTCGTACTGGTCGAGCAGGAACAGCTTCACGATGCCGGCCGCGAAGCGGGAGACGCCGCGGAGCTGCCCCGCCTCCACGGGATCGATCACGTGGATGATCTCGGCGGCGGGGATGCGGACGGTCTCGCCGGAAAGGCCAGGGTCCGTGATGTCGCTCGGGTGCCGGCGCAGGAAGTGATAGGCCACACGGCGCCCGATGCGATCGAACTCGATGCCCTGGCGGATCACGTTGCCATTCTGCGCAACCTCGGTGCGATGGAGCGGCAGCATCTCGGAGGGGAGCATCTGCAGCTGCAGGGGCACCGTGAGCCCGTCCTGCGGCCGGCGCGGGCGAAACCGAAAGAACACCTCGCCGGCGATGAACACTTCGCGCGCGGCCCGCCGCTGCAGCCCGTAGAAATCGGTGAAGCCTTCGGCATCCGCCTCGTCGGTCCAATCGAGCCAGAGCTTCTGCGCGCGCGCCTTCAATTGCGGGTCGGCGATCAGCGAAGACGGCTTGATGCCGGCGCCCACCACGTTGCCGGCCCAACTCTCGATGGCGTTCGCCGCGTATCCGTTGTTGCGCACGAGCCAACGGGCGCGTGCGGTGATGTCGGGGCCCGCCGCGGCGATAAGCGTATTGAGATGCGCCCGGCTCGGCTGAAAGCCCTTGAGGCGCCGGTTCGCCAGGCCCGCCTCGAACCCGCCGATGAACGCCCCGACGCGGCGGCGGAAGGTTTTGAGGGCGGCGAGCACTCAAAGCCCCTTGGAAGCCGAGGTCAGAATCCGGCGCCGGCGACCTCCCGTTTCGAGGACGTTAATCCGGCGTTCGAGGTCGGCGATGGCCGTCGCCATCTCGGCGTCGGACGCATAGGTCACGCGGCGCCCTTCCATCTCGACCGTGCGCACGCCGTGAAAACGTGCGGCGAGCAGCGCATCGCGCTGCGCAATCATCTCTTCGAGGGTCATGGCGGTCAACTCAGATAGCTTGAGCGGAACACGCGTCGGCCACGGCGCAAGGGACCGCGCCGGACCATGCCCGCAACCGCCGTTGCTTGCGCATCAGAAGGCCCAGCAGATGGCTCATCCTGTGGGTTCTGATCCTCATCTGAGTCTGAGTCCGCAGCGGCACCCGCCTGCCGTTCGAGATCGCGCCACATGGCGTCCGTCCAACGATCGGCGCCGGCTATCCAGGCGGCGGCGCGGGCATAGACCCGGCAGTCGAGCGCCTCGTTGCGCTCGCGCATCTGCCGCCATTCAAGTTTCGTAAAGCCGCGGCGATCACGGATCGTAACGAGCTGCTCGGCGGTGAGCTGCTTGATCCATTCGGCCGTCACGCCGAGCGGGATATGGATATAACCGTCCGGAAAGACGGCGCCGGACGCGATCTCCTCGTCCGTCGGCCGGTCGAGCCGCAGGAAGCGGTAGGTTTCCGACTTGAAGACCGCAACCGAAACGCTCCAAACCTTTGCGCCGCGGCGAATCTTGCGGCCGCCTTCGGTCAGGTCGACGTAAGTCGGACCATCGACCGGAGTCGAGCGGTCGAAGCCGCGCACGCCCTTGACCGCGATCGCCTGGCCGGTGTCGGCGCGGCGCGCCCACGCATAGACCGCGGCGGTGGTGCGTCCGTCGCCGGAGTCCACCGCGAGCCGCGCGAGCCGCATGCGGGCGCCGCTCTCGTGCTTCCACGTCTGGCCGAGCAGCGCCGTCAGCCGATCCCAGGCCTCCTGCCGTGAAGTGTCTCCTTCGAGCACGAGGTGATCGACCAGCCAGCTTTCGAGCCGCCGGCCCCAGGCCCACACGTCGACCTCGATGCGGTCGTGCTGTACGTCGGCGCCGGCAGTGAGAAATAGCCCGCCGCGCGGCACCACGCCGAGCCTCCCTTCACGCCGGTCGTAGAGCCGCTGCCAGTCGGGCGCCTCGCCGCGTTCCTGCCAGGTCTCGCCGAGCAGCGTGTTCTTGGCGGCCTTCAACGCCGCGTCGTTGCCTTGGCACCCCTCCCAGTCGCGCGCAATCTGCTCCCACGACAGCCAGCCCACCGGCGAATAGAGCCCGGAGATGTGAAAGCCGACGACATGCGGATCGGACGGCTCGGCTGTCGCCCGCCACTCGCCGTTCGCGAGCATCCGGGTCTTGTGATGCTCGGCGATGCCGGTTTCGCAGCTTTCGCAGACGTACTCGACCGTTTCCGGCCGGCCCTTCTCCCAGCGCAGCCGCTCGAACTTGAGCCACTGCATCGACCCGCAATGCGGGCAGGGGACGAAGTAACGCCGCTGATCGGAGGCCTCATATTCGCGCTCGATCCGCGAAAGCCCCTTGATCGTCGGCGTCGATACAAGAAAGACCTTCGCCCTATGGCCGAACGTCCTCGTCCGCGCGATCGCCAGCGCAACCGGATCGCCCTCGCCGTCGACGTCGCCCTCATAGGCGTCGATCTCGTCGAGGAAGACGTAGCGCGCCGGCATCGACCGCAGGCCGACCGCGCTGTTGGCGCCGGTGAGCACGAGCTGGCCGCCGGCAAAGCGCTTCGCGAACACCGTGTTGCCGGCGTCGCGCGAGCGCGCCGGAAGGATCAGCGCCCGCAGCTCCGGGCACTCGTCGATCAGCGGCTCGATGCGCTGCTGCGAGAGCCGCTTGGCGAGCTCGGTCGTCGGCTGCACCGCCAGGAACGGCCCGGGCGTCTGGTGCACGCAATAGCCGATCCAGTTGTTGCCCGCTTCCGTGGCGCCGATCTGCGCCGCCTTCATGAGCACGACCCGCCGCGCCGGATGCGACGGCGAAAGCGCGTCCATGATGTCGCGCATGTAGGGCGTGCGATCGGTGCGATAGCGGCCCGCCTCCGATGCCGCCCGCGACGACAGGATGCGGTAGCGATCCGCCCATTCCGAGACCGTCAGCGCGGGATCGGGGGCAAGACCCCGCGCCCAGGCGCGGATGATATCGGCCTCGCCGTCATAGGCCTCAGCGGAGTTCGACGCGGACGTCCGAGAGCTCGGCGAGATGCTTTCGGACATGCGATTCCAGGACCGTTTCCATTGCGTGCGGATCGACGCGCAGCTCGGCGGCCATCAGCGCGGCGACCCGCGCCGGCCAGCTGAGCCAGGCGTCGCGCTCGCGCCGCGCCAGCGCGAACACCGTGGCGATAGCGCGCGCGCGATCGACGAGCTTGCCCTTGAGCACGTCGAGCTTGATGCGCCGCTCTTCGGCCTTCAACGCCTCGCCCACCGTGCGGACGCGGGCATAGTTGGCCGCGCCCGGCAGCGCTTTGGCGCCGGCGCCGTTCGAAAGCTGTTGCTCGCCGGCAACTCGCGCGCGCCGGCGCGGCTGCGCCGGATCGGTGTGCGCGGCCCAGTCGCGATCCGCCTTCTCGGGATCGATCGTGCCGTCGGGTTCGGGCGTGATCCGGCCCGCGGCGATCGCCTTGCGGACGGCCATGTCCGATACGCCGCGGTGATGGGCGTAGGCTCTACGCGAAAGACCCATGCTCTTCTCATGCTCTCGGCATGCTCAGAGAGCATCGAAATCTCAGTTGCTCGCGTCGCCGGGTCACGCCTCACTCAGCGCCATGCCGGACACCGACGTATCTAAACGAAACAATGGAGCCAACGATGATCGACCGTCAGCAGGCATATTCTGCAACCACGCGATGGAAGGCGGAGCAGGCTGCTCTTGATGCCTTCCTCGCCAAGAAAGCCGAGATCGACACAATCCTCGCGCGCCTCGCCGCGCTCAGCGAAAACAATTTCAATCTGCATCCCAACAAGATCGGGACAGGCGATGTTGGCATCCTCGAATACTACGCTTCGATATTGCGCCGTGTAAGCGATATGGCATTTCGCGAGGGCGAGTGTGCGGAAGAGGAGGCGCGGCAATGAGCGCCTCCCTCGCACCCGATCCGATCGACGAAATCGCCAAGGCTCTCATGCGCGCAGTCGCGCGCAGCGGGATCATGCGCGGCTACAACGATTATGAACTCGCCGCGCGCATCATGCGCGACGAACTCAAGGAGTTTTTGACCGGCGGTCGCTACGCCGACGAGCGTGCGCTGATCCGCGATACGCCTGGTGGTCACAACCTCGCGTGGTCGAGCCTTGTGCTCGGCACAATCGAGCGCATCCACAGTGCGCGGCAAAAGACCGTGCGAACAGCGGACCACTAACAATGACCGTACATCCTGCCGACCGCGCCAACGCGGAGATAATCGCGAACGCGATCCGCTTCGACATCGCGCTTTTCATCGGTCGGGGCAAATACGCGCGCGCTTCCGCGCGAACCTTGGCCGAAGCGCGGAATGTCGCCGCGCCCGCCCTTGAAGCCGAGCACCCGTACGGGCGCCGCGCCATGATCTATGCCATCGACGCCAACGGCCGATCGGCGCTTGTCACCAACGACATCCCGGCCGAAAGCGTGGAGAGTTCGACGAAAACCTACGCCAAAAAGTTCAACGCGCAGCGGGCGGCAAAGGCCGCGGGACACACGCTTGATAATGTCGAGATCATCAAGGCCAAGGGCGGCTTCGCATGGCGGCTGAAAAAGCAGCTCAAGAACGATCCACGCGACGCGAAACTCGCGCCCGATCCTTCCCGCGGGCCGCGGCCAGCGCAACCGCGCCGCCGGCGCCGGGATGCCGCCGAGGCGGAAGAAGCGGCGCGTCGCGGCGAGCTTCCCAACCCGCCGGATTTCAGCGCGCCGACGCACGCGCGCTTCCGCGCCAAACTTGCCCGCCTCGTCGAGCTCGCCAATGGCGGCGACATCGAGGGACTCAAGGCGGCTCAGATCAACCCGGTCTCGACCAGCCCGAAGGCGATGGCGCGCTATCGCGATCTCTGCATCATGGCGTTGGAGGCGCGGAAATGACCAAGCACACGCCAGCTCCTTGGGTCTATCATTTCGAACCGACACTCAATCGGCACATCGTTCGGGCCGGGTTCGCGGGAGAGCGCAATATCTGCGTTGCTTACGGGGCCGGCCTCAAGTCATACGAGGCCGCCGCAAACTTGCGTCTCATCGCTGCCGCGCCCGACCTACTCGAAGCGGTCAAGATGTTCGTCGAATGCAACGCCTTCATCCCGCGGCGTGGCAAGGTGACCTCGGACGACAAAGCCTCAGACGAAGAGCGCCGTGCCACGATATATGCGATCGCGAACGCTGCCCTTGCCAAAGCGGCGGGAGAAGACGTTTAGTGTTATGGTTGCGCCGGCCCTGCCACATTCCAGAATAGGACACGGCCCGGGCCCTTCCGGGCCGCGCATATTTCCCAGGCCTTCGCGTCGTAGTGCAGGTCGCTCGGGAACGGCGGCTTATTCTTCGCCGCGCGGCCGAACGGCGCGGGATAGACGTGGATCGTCGCGCCCGCGACCTCGGCCGGCGTCAGCGTGCGGCCGACCTGGACGGCGTGCAGCCGCGCCGCCGGCCATGCCATCGCGAGTCCGCGCGCCAGCACGCCCGATCCCGCCGTGCACCAGACCTCGTCGGGCACAATCCCGATCGCCTTCGCCGCCGCGGCGATCGCAAGAACGGCCTCCGGCATGTCGACACCGAACGGCACGAGCCGCGCGCCGGTGCGCGCGCAGTATTCGCGGGCGCGCGCCTGGACGACCGACAGATAGCCTGGCGCGACCTCGATCACCTTCGCGCCCACCCGCGCTGCTTCGAGCGTGCGCGGATGCGGCTTCCGCCGCTTGGCGACGAAGATCGTCGCGCGCTTTCCCAATTGCCGCGCGACATACGCCAACGCGATCTGCGCGCCGCCCTCGGCGGGGCTCGCATACACCGCCTCGTCAACGCCGTCGAATACCGCGGGCAAAAACGCGCCTTCGTGCCGCCCGGGTAGAGATCGTCACGCACCACGAGCACGCCGGCGTGCTCGGTCATGAGAGGCGCGATCGCAGGGATAGGGCCACCCTGCATCAGAATTCCTCTTGCTCGCCCTCGATTTCGCCGAACTCGACCGCTCCGCAGGCCTCGGTCGCCTTTCGCGGATCGCCCTTGACGAACACCATCACATTCTGATGCGTGCGCCCGAGCTTGCGGGACGCCTCGAACTGCCGACCGACGCGCACCGGAAGCGATCCGACCGCCGTGACCAGGATGGCATCGTTGTAGAACCGCGCGCCGGCGGCCTCGAATGCGTCCACCGTGCGACCGGGCAAGTTGATGTAGCAGCCGTCCTCGTCGCGCACGTCGCCGACCACCCAGACCGCGAACCGATCCTCGCGAAGCCGCGCAACGGCATCGCGGATGATCGTCCCGTAGGCCGCGAAGAATTCCTCGCGGCCCATATTCGACAGGTCGCGCGGATCGTCCGAATAACGTTCCAGGTTCCAATAGGGCGGGCACGAGAAAATAAGATCGGCCTCGACATCGGCCGCGTGACGCGCGATCTCGCGCGCGTCGCCGACCCGCCACTGCGGCTTCGGCCCGTCGGCGAGATGGAGTTGCGCCATGTTGGCGGCCACCTGCTCCTCGCGCAGTTCAATGCCGACATACCGCCGGCCGAGCCGCGAGGCGACGATGCCGCGCACCGATCCGCCGGCGAAGGGATCGAGCACGGTACCGCCCGGCGGGCAGAACCAGCGGTAGGCGATCTCGCAGAGCACGGGATCGAAGATCGAAGTGCCCGATCCAACCTCGAGGATCGCCTGGCTGACCGGATCAAGATCTTCGGGTTCGCGATCGCCCCTCACGAAGGTGAGGTTGGTCATAGCGGCCGTCCGCGCCCGTCGCCGCGCGCCTTCGATTTCGAATGGTCGGCGGCCGGCAACGGCGAGCCGCCGGGCGCGGCGCTTGCCTCCGCTCTCTTGTTCCGCGCCCGATCGAGCGGCCGCGGGCTTCCGCCGGGCGCGGCGCCGCGACCGAGCTCCGAGCGAATGCCGAGGTCGATCCACGCGCGCTTGCGCTCCCGCCACCAGCCCTTGCGCGCATCGAAGACCGTAAACGGCGGAATGCCGAAGCGTTCGGCCAGCGTCGCGGACGCTTCGGACGCCGACGACCCGGTGGGAGGAGAATCGGAGCCGCCGGCGTCCTCGCCCCCGAGCAAAGCGGAGCCGTCGATCGAATCGAGGATGCAAAGAAGCTCCGCCTCGCCGAAGCCGAGCACGTCGAGATCGAACTCGTCCTCGCGTAGCGCCGCGAGCTCCGCCCGCAGCAATTGCTCGTCCCAGCCGGCGTTCTCTGCAATCTTATTGTCGGCGATCACAAGCGCCCGGCGCTGCGCTTCGCTCAGATGATCGAGCACGATCACCGGGACCTCGGTGAGGCCCAGGCGCTTGGCTGCGAGCAGCCGGCCGTGGCCGGCGATGATCACGTCATCGGCTCCGATCAGGATCGGATTCGTGAAGCCGAACTCGGCGATCGAGGCGGCGATCTGCGCGACCTGATCCTCCGAATGCGTCCGCGCGTTGCGAACATAAGGGATCAGGCGGTCAACCGGCCGCTGCTCGATGGTCAACATAGCTCTTTGATGGAAAATCCCTTGTACTCTCCGAGTATTCCGGTTATATAACCGGGACGATTGGATCGGAGGCGGACCCGTGGCCAGCAAGTCCCAAATAAGGGCGACAAGCACGCATCGCCGCCGCGCGGCGGCGCGTGGGCTCGTGCGCGTGGAAGTTCAGGCAGCCAAGGGTGATGCTGGTCTGATCCGAGCCGTAGCCGAGACGCTCCGAAGCAAGCCCGAGAAAGCGAAAGCCCTGCGTTCGACCTTGGAAAAGGCGCTCCTCGATTCCGAGGTCAAGACCGCATTCGACGTTTTCGGCTCCGACCTCCCCGATGAAGCCTTCGCTGGTGTCTTCGACCAGCCGCGCCCCCGGAAGTGGCGCGAGGTCGAGTTGTGAAGTTCCTGCTCGACACCAACATCATTTCCGAGATCCGCAAACGCGACCGAGCGAATCCGAACGTGGCGCGTTGGGTCGCGCGCACGCCCGTCAAGGAGATGGGGACGAGTGTCGTGGTCCTCGCCGAAATTCGTCGCGACATTGAACTGAAACGGCGGAGCGATCCGAAGCAGGCGGAAGCCCTCGATCGCTGGTTCGCGCAGATGCGAACGCGACTGAGCGATCGTGTCTTACCAATCGACGAGCCGATCGCGGAGGCCTGGGCGCTGCTCAGCATTCCTGATCCGCTGCCGTTCATCGACGGTCTCCTGGCGGCGACTGCCAGGGTTCACGGCCTCACGCTCGTCACTCGCAATGTCGGCGATGTAGCTCGGACCGGTATATCGGTTATCGATCCGTTTGCCGCATAATGCGTGATGCGCACATGCGCACCCGAATAGTGCGCACCGGATGCGCACCCCGATTTCGCGGCTGGCGCTAGCGAAAGCCGGGGCCTTCGCCGCCCGCATTCACCGGCCGCCGGGAAGAACCTAACCGGCATGGCATCGGCAGATGCAACGGGCGCCGGCCGAAGTCCGGCTGATTGTATCGATGGCGATTTCCGGCTATATTTCCGGAAATATTGGCCGGAGCACCGCCGTGCCGAACAAGCAAAGGAAGACGATTGCTGCTTATCGTCGCCGCCTCAAGCGCCGCGGCGTGGTACGCCTCGAAGTCCACGTTCGCAAGGACGATGCCCCGCTCGTCCGCGGCGTCGTCAACGCGCTCGCCGATCCCGAGCGCGAAGGAGAGGCGCGTGCGTTGCTGCGCGAGCGCTTTGCACCGGGCAAGGCCAAGGGTCTCAAGGCGCTGCTGGCTTCGGCGCCGCTCGAGGGCATCGAGCTCGGCCGCGATCGGGACTTCGGGCGGGACGTCAAGCTGTGAACTATTTGATCGATACCAACATCATCTCAGAGGTCCGCAAAGGCGGCAATTGCGATCCCCGCGTCGCCGCATGGTACGACGCAATTGACGACGAAAGCATCTTTCTCAGCGTGCTGGTGCTTGGGGAAATCCGCAAGGGGATCGAACGAGCGCGGCCAAAGAATCCCGCCCAAGCCCGTGCCCTTGAGAAATGGCTCTCCACCCTCGCTCGATCCTTTGCCGAGCGTATCCTGCCTGTCGACCAGGCCGTTGCAGAGGAATGGGGACGCATGAGCGCCAAGCGCCCGGTATCGACGGTTGACGCGCTCTTGGCGGCAACCGCCAAGGTGCATGGCATGACGCTCGCCACCCGCAACCTTGCCGACGTTGGCGATCTCGGCGCCAGCGTGTTCAATCCCTTTGAGGCGGAAGGCTGACGCCATGAGCATCAGGCGAGAGGCTATCGATAGGCGTCGGATCGATTTTTCAGACGTTCGATCGGGGCGCCGGTTGCCGCCGGTTCACCCGGGCGAAATCCTGCGCGACGATTTCCTGGAGCCGATGAAGATCAGCGTCTACGCGTTGGCGCAGGCCATCAAGGTACCACGCTCGCGCGTGAACGACATCGTGCTTGGGCGCCGTGGAATCACCGCCGACACCGCATTCCGCTTAGCTCGGTATTTCGGGACGACGCCGGAATTCTGGATCAATCTTCAGTCCCGCTACGACTTGGACGTAGCGGAACGAACATTGCGCCGGCGCGTCGAACGGAAAGTGACCCCTCGTGCTGCTTGAGCCTGCGCGCGGGCGCGCGTCCCGCGATCATGCCAGGAAAAATGCCAAAAAACGTTTCGTTGTTGAAGCCAAAAGTTCGACGTGTTTTGCGGTTTATGCACCGTCTAAAGCAGACCGTTGCGTCGTGCTTCGTCGATGGTTGCGGTGATATCTTTCTTGCGGCCCTTCGTGCTGCTCGCGATGTACTTGGAATTGAGCCGGTTTGCGATGGTGATCAGCGAAGCAACCCACCGACGCCATGCTACGGCACGGGATAGGCCCACGCGCCAGCAGATCGGCTTCCAGCGCACGCCCTCGGCCCGAAGCCACACGATCCGCGCGTCGTCGGGCTCAAGCCATGTGAGCCAGGTGAAGGTTTCTTCCATGCGACTGATGGCCTGCGGCGACGGCGCGATCCGCGGCATGCGCGCGGGGTCATAGCCGTAGGCCTCGGCAGCGGCCCGGATAATCGGCGGCCACGTGCTGAAATAACCCGGCACTCGCACATCAGGCAGGCGCCGCAAGGTGGCGGCCGCTTCCTCGAAGCGTTCCTCGATGTCCTTGGGCGTGAATTTCATTTCGCGCGGGCCTCGTTGACCAGCCGGGAGAGGATGGCCGCATAGCCGGCAACGTCCCTGATGCTATCGGCGTGCGACCAGTTGTGGCTGAGCCTTGCGAGCTTCACGCCCACCATGCACAGGGCGACCTGCTCGGGCTCGATCTCGAAGCTCAGGATCACCGACCATATGCGGGCGATTTCGTCGAACAGCTTGGCGGGAGCGCCGTATTGGTCCTCGCGATCGGCGAGGATGCCGGCGAGCTCGTCGAAGAATTCTGTTCGTCTCATGCTCATGCTCCGATCCTGTTGGCGATCGCCCAGTCAAGGAGGGCGAGCGCATCGGCCTCGTTGTCGTCCTTCGGCGCGTGACCGCGCGCCTGCACGGCCTTGATCACGTCGTCCTTTGACGCGTTTCCCTTGCCGGTGACATGACGTTTGATGGTCGCTACGGGGACGCCAAGATATGGAACTTCGTTTTGCTCGCACCACGCGGTGAGATGGGCGAGGAAGCCGCCATAGACCTGCGCCGCAAGCGTGCCGGCATGCGCGCGGACTTCCTCGAACACCACAACGCCGAACGGGCCCGATGCTTCGGACGCATCGCCCAGAAAGCGCTCGAAGCGAAGAAACGCCATGCCGGCGCCTTCGAAGCGGCTGGGCCGGAATTCGGTGACGCCGGACGCGATCCGCCCCGAGCGGGGGAGCACGGCCCAGCCGCAGCGCGAGCCGAGATCGAGGGCAAGGATCGCGCGCGGCGGAAGCATGGCGACGCGGGCCGCCGGCGGCGATGGTGTCGGTTCAGCAAGAGCAACGGCCAACATGGCTCCTCCGGGTTTCGTTAGAACGGAATGTCGTCCCCGCGCGACCAATCGATCGGCGCCTTGCGCCGAATGCCGGTGACGGCCGCGCCGAGGAATTTCTGTTTGACCGCGAGCACACCCTCGCCGAGCGCTTCGATCAGGATGGCGATCTCCGCCATCGTGAACACGCGGCCTTCGCGCGCGACGTGGTGGGCTTCCTCTTCGCTGCGGACGAGCGAGACGATCTCGCCGGTCGAAGGCAGGACGCATTCCCAGACCTCCGGCGCGAGCGGCTTCGCGCCGGCTTCGTCGGCAGCGCGGTCAAGCGCCGCCCACGCGCACCGCATGCCTTCGACCTGTGCGGCGACGAAGCGCTCTTCGCCGGAGCGCAGCGCCGCATCGAGCCGATCCTTCTGCTCGTCGAATTTCGCGCGCAGGAAATCCAAAACGAGAAGGCGCAGGCGGCCGACACCCCACTTGCGCTCCATGGCGAGCGCCACCTGGTCGAGGCCATCGACCATCGCCTGGATGCGATAGTCGGACGGCGCCATCGCATCGGCGATCGGGCTCAAGGTCCGCGCCGCGTGTCTCATGGCGCGACCCCGGAACCCGATGCGCGAGCCGGCGCGCTACGGCGGCGACGCGCATAGGGGGTATGGGGGATTTTCTTTCCCGCCCGTCTCCGCTTTGTTTTCAAGGACTTATTCATGGGATCTCCGCGTCTCCGCCATCTTCTCCGCCAAGCAAAATCAATCACTTAGGAAGGGCGTCTCCGCCGTCTCCGCCGCCGCTTCAAAGCCATTGCGCGACCCTTAAGCCCTTCAGTTTCGCCTTGCGGTCGCTCACATCGATCGTGAGGACGCCGTTGTTCAGCCAATCGGTGACGAGCTTGTCCGCGGCCTTGCGCGCCATACTTGCGTGTTGGACGAGGTAGTGAGCGAGGTAGCGCGCGCCGGCGCGCGGCGAATGCGAGAACGGGCTGCCGTCGTCGAAGCGCCGCTGGATTTCCTTGAGCACCTCGCGCGCCTGCGCCATCGTGAACTCGGGCTCGGTGCCGGCGCCAGGTTCCGTCTCGAGTTGGACCAGCAGCCCGCTTTCCTCGCGCGTGTAGGTGTGGGCGTCATGGTCGGCCTCGTCGTTCGCCTTCACGACCGCGCCGCGGACGATGCGCCCGCGTTCGAACGGGATCTGAAGCGTGTTGCAGACCGAGCGCGCAGCGTCGTCGTCGAGCTTCCAGAGCGCGTAGGCAAGGCGAGCGCCGTCAACGAGCGCGGTGGTCCCGCGGATCGCCTCGCGCGCGTCATCGCCGTCGGCGATGCGGAGCATGCCGTCCTTGCGCATGTGATGCGTGAGCAAGACCGTGGCGCCGGTCGCGGTCGCGAGCTCCGCCATCGCCGACCACAGGAACTGCGCGGCCGCCGGATCGGCGTTCACGTCGGCAAGCACGAACGCCTGCAGCGGATCGATGACGACAAGCCGCAGATCTGGCAACTGCACCAGCTGGCGTTTGAGGTCGTCGAAGAACGGCGTTCGCGCGAGCGCCTTGCCGTTGGTGGCGATCAACGGGCGCGGCCCGCTGGCGTCCGGCAGGGGCAGCACGATCAGCCGCTTCGGATGGCGAAGCCGGCGTGCGGGCGGATCGATGCGGTTGAGACGCCGGTGCACGGCGTCGAAGCTGTCCTCGGCCGTGACCACCACGGCCGTGCCCTCGGCTGCGATCCTTCCGCCGAGAATCTTGCGCGGCTGTTCGAGCCCGGCGACGCCGGCCGCGATCTGAAGCGCAAGATCGAGCGCGAGATAGCTCTTGCCGAGGCCGCCCATGGCGGCGATCAGGGCCGCGACGCCGAGCGGGATCGTGCCGCGGCAGAGCCACGCTATCGGCTTTGCCTCGCCGGCGTAGCGGTCGGCGGTCCATTGCAGGAGGTCGATGCTTGGCGCGGGTTCATCTTCGACCGCGTGTTCCGGGTTCGGGATGGCCCACTTGCGGCGCCCGCCGGCGCCACTTCGACCGTAAGGTGCCCGCGCAGGAGCGAGCGCGAAGGCCGGTGCAGGCGCACCAATCAAGCAAGAGAGAAACACGTGTCAGTTGTAATTCAAACAAGAGGGGTTGCGCTTTGCGGGCGAACAAGCGTGACCCGGCTACGAGCGCGGGTAATTCCGACACGAAGCAGGCGGCGGCTGCGCTGATAGGGCGCCTGCTCGCGGTTGGTGTCGAAAAACTGGGAAACAAATGCGCCCTCCACAAGCACCACGCCGTCGAACTCCTTGCCCTTGGCCTTATGGATCGTCATGAGGACGCAGCCTTGCGGATCGCGGTCGGCGGCAAGCAGGCGCTCCCGGTCGAGGATGCGCTTCACAAGGTCTGATGCGCCCGCATAATTTCCCTGGGACAGCCACAGCTCGCTGAGGCCGCTTCCGAGCGCATCGGTCGCCCGGAACACCTTGACCATGCGCGCCTCGCGGAACAGCTCGTTGAGAGCCTTTATCTCTTGCAGGATGTGCCGCGCCTTCCGCCAGTCGTCAATAGGATTACCCGCAAACGCAAACCCATCGGGGGCGAGAGCGGCCAGCTCCTTTGCCGCCTTGATCTTCGGCGCCTTGCCGCCCTCGATGGCCTCGGCGGCTTCATCAAACCTGCGGGCATTCTCACGCGCCGCGTTTGATGGCGTCTCAGCGTTCTTTATCCGGTAATAATGCGCAATCAGGCGCAGCGTATCGCTGACGGCGCGAGAGGCTTCCTTGCCGGGCCACTCAAGCAGCGAACCGACCACCTGCGCGGCGGAGGCGGAAAGGTCCGCATCCCAAAGCACATCATGCTCGACTGGCGGCAATGTCTGGTTCTTGAACTGGTGCTCTTCGACCAGTATGGCGGAAAGCTGGGCGACGAAGGAATTGCTCCGGCACAGCACTGCAACGCTGGGTCGCTTGATCCCGTCTTCCTTGCTGAGCTTGCGGAAGGTCCAGAGTACGGCGGCATGAACAGTGGAAGGGAAGGCGTTGGGGTAATAGTGGACAATTTGCACCTCAGGTGCGTCAGGCAGCGGCGAATGGTTCTCCAGGACGGCGTTTGCGAACTGAAGGATTCCCGCGGTTGGACTCCTGTGGTTGTCACCTCCAAGGTCTAACTCGGCAGGGTGGATCAATTCGCGCAAAGCCTCAATCCGGCGTGGATCGACGTTTTCCCGGTATTCAAAGATGCGCTGCTCGGGATCGGCGAGACAGAAGACCTCGGTGGACTCGAGGAACTTCTGAATGATGCGCCACTGGTCATCGTCGGTATCCTGAAACTCATCGACAATCACCAGCGGATACTTGCCGGCGTAAAGCGTCCGTACTGCGGCGCACTGCTCGAATAGCGTGGCGACGGCGGGTGCGACCAAATCAAAACAGAAAAGTCCTTCCTCCACCGAAAGTCGCACCCGCTCGTTCTTCCAGTCGCCGTCAAACGTGGACTTCGCAAGCCGTTCATCGCCGGGATACATGAACCGGGCTTGGCGCCCACACAGCAGACGGCCATGCGCAGTCAGGGCTTCAAGGCAAAAGAGATGATAGGTCTTGACCTGAATCAGCTTGCGCTCCGCAGGGCGGAGAATGTCCTTGCAGCGGATGAGAATCTGCCTCACGGCGGCGCGTGAAAAACTGAGAAAAAGAATCTCCTGGCCCGGTAATAACGTGCGGCAGCGTTCCTGGGCCTTGAAAAGGGCAATGGTCGTCTTTCCCGATCCCGGGCCGCCCGTGACGAGGAGGTGTTCTTGCGCTGCAATGATGTCCTTGCGCGTTTGGTCGAGTTCGATCTTCAAGTGCCGTCCGCTCCCGGTGCTGTTTGCACGGCAGGTTTGGGCGCCTCAGCCGCCGGCTCGCCGCTAACCTCCGGCTGGGGACCGCCCGGCTGAACGGCGGGTGGCGTAAGGGTGTCCTGGATCTTCGCGAGAACGCTGCGGATGGTCGCGGGCAGTTCGTTCTCCGTCTTGCATTCCGCGATGAGCAAAGCCGCGTAGCCATGCGCCTCGCCCTTGCGGTCTTTGAGAAGCTTGCGCGCGAGGTCCTTGACGGCAGCATCATTCATGTTCGCAGCAGGCTTCCGGTGATGAGGGGGGTAGTCGGGACGGTCTTTTACGCTGTCGAGGAAACGGCGCAGGACGGGCACAGGGACTTCCTCCGCCAGCAGGTTTTCGGCTCCACTGTGCGGAGATTCCCAGTGATGGGTGTAATCCGCGAGCTGGGCGATCGCCTGGCCGGAGAGCGGCGCCGCCGGCTTGTCGTAAAGGCCGAAAGTTGTCTTGCCGAGCGCCTTGAAGACCGGGCCGAACCGGGGCACGGAGCCATCGCCGCCCGCATCAAAGACGGTCACGCCCGCAAGATCAAAATGCGTGTAGTTCGTCGACCCGCGCGCCTTCTCCATGATGGATGACGCCTCGGGAAATATGGCGGCTTCCGTTGATCCCTCGACAGCGAGAACCGCGCGGCTCAAGACCGCCTCCGCAAACTGTCTGCGTTCGGTTTTGAAGGTCTTCGCCTTGATGCCGGTCGTGTCGATGGGAGCGCCTGACAGTGCGCCGTTGTCGCCGCGATTCAGCATGA